TTTCTCATGCTGCAATACGGAGACCCGGCAACCGCTAAGCAGAAGCTGGATCAGGCAACCGTAAAGGTAAAGCAGCTCGCTGAAACTCTCGGCATTCGAGCCGGTTCGGGAATCGATAAGCAGCTGAAGAGCTGGGCACTCCATGTCGCAATGGATGGCTGGGATGATTCCCGGCTGCGCTGGGATATGGGCAAGTGGCTGAACTTCTCTGGCGATGTCCGCCAGGGCGAGGGAGGCGAAGCCCTGGACAAGCTCAAGGAGTACACCTATAACATGGGTGTCACCATGACAGGCAAGTGGTACGCAGACGCCGCCCGCGCTATCGTGCGCGGGACTGGAACTCAGCAGGACTATGAGGATCAGGTAAGGCGTGCAGCGAAAACCATGTTCCCCGAATGGAGCAAGCAGCTTGACTCAGGCCAGACGGTTGCGGATATCGCCAATCCCTATTTCAGCTCGATGGCTCAGATCCTGGAACTGCCTCCGGGAAGTATCAATCTCTTCGACCCGACCATCAAGAAGGCTCTTCAGAACAAAGACAAGGTGACTGGCGCCAATAGCGTCAAGCCTTTGTGGCAGTTCGAGAATGACCTCAGAAGCGATAGCCGCTGGAAGAGCACACAGAATGCGCAGAACTCGATGATGCAGATTGCTCATCAAGTCCTTGCCGACTTCGGCGTTAAGACCTAGGAGGATAGATGAGCACACCGGTCGGGGGCAATTCCTCCACGGCTGACGTCCTCAAGATGCAGCTGACGGCTATCAATGCCACGGTCTCCGCCCTTGCCGGTGGTCTGCAAAAGGCTAAGGCCGATCTGGCCGCAGCCCAGAAGGCTGGCAATAAGCGGTACATCTCCAGGGTTCCGCAGCTTACTGCTGAATACGAGAGAGCCGTAAAGAAGCAGACGGAAGTCCAGACGAATTACTACAAGGAAACTGGACAGTACGAGAAGCTTCTCAGTGGCACCGACCGTGACGCCTATGCGGCGGTCACGGCCCTGTTCAAATCTTATGGGCTGGAATCTCTGGCCGGTAAGGTGTACGACTACGTGAAGAATGGTTATAGCGCTGACACTGTTTCGATCCTGCTTCAGGACACCAAGGAATACAAGGAACGATTCGCAGGCAACGAGGCTCGCCGGAAGGCGGGGCTGCCTGTCCTGTCAGCGGGCGAATATCTTGCTACTGAAGCAAGCTACCGACAGATCATGCAGTCAGCCGGACTCCCGTCCGGCTTCTACGACCAGCCTTCCGACTTCAACAACTGGATCGGTGGCAATGTCAGCCCCTCGGAAATCCAAACCCGGGTGGATCTGGCTACTCAGGCTACGATCCTCGCTAATCCGGATTATAAGAAAGCTCTGAACCAGATGGGCATTGCCGACTCTGACCTCACCGCATACTTCCTGGACACCAAAAAGGCTTTGCCTTATATCCAGAAGGCTGCGGCTACTGCTCAGATCGGTGCTCAGGCTCTCGCTCAGAACCTTGCGTTCGACCAGGCGTATGCAGAATCGCTGGCAACCAAGGGGATTACAGCGGACCAGGCTGGCCAGGGCTATGCTCAGATCGCAGGAGAAGCCAAGACGCTTGGGAACCTTGCGAGCATCTACGGCACCACGTACACGCAGAGGGAAGCCGAGCAGGCCACCTTCGAGGGCGGCGCAGGCGCCACCAACAAGCGCAAGAGGCTTGCCTCTCAGGAGCGAGCCAACTTCAGCGGTGCTGCTGGCACCGGCAGCCAGGGCCTTGGAGGCCGTGGCGGAGCAAGGTAGCAGTAAGCGGCTGTGGACGCAGACTCCCCCGCAGGTTCACAACCTGGCAGTCGCACCGAATCAGAGATCGACCGGCCCTCATGATTCGTAAGTCTAAGTCCGGGATCATTCTGGCGAGCGAGCCTGACCTCCCCTGGTCAGTGTCTATGGCGCCACCATTTAGGGAGATGCAAATGAACGACGCATGGGGTTACGACGACAACGAGCAGACCGAGCCTGGCCACAACGATGGGCCCAAGGCTCTTCGGGATGCATACGCAGCTCAGAAGAAGGCGAATGAGGAGATCATGGCAGAGCTCGCCGCGATCCGTCAGGAGCGAGCCACTGAGAAGCTGTCGTCCGTCTTCAGCGAACTGGGCGTCCCGGATGCAGCCAAGCTGTACACCGGTGAGCCTGACCCGGAGAAGGCCCGCGCATGGGCCGAATCCATGCGAGCCGCCTTCGGCTCTGGTAACGCCCAGGGAGCTACCACTCCTGCGGCCGTTCCTACTCCGCCTGCCCTGGACGGGCAGACGCAGCAGCAGTATCAGCAGATGACTCAGGCAGGTGTTGACGGCAATGCCGTCACATCCTTCGAGGCCGCCAGCGCTGGCGTAGCCAGCGCGCAGAACCTCCAGGAACTGATGGCGGCTATGAACGCCGCGCAGCACCTGCAGTAGTCATCCTTCCCTTAGGAGTGATTCATGGCTAACGCCTTTACCGGCACTGGGGCAATGAGCAACATTGTCCAGACCGCTTACGACCGCGCGCTTGAGTTCGCCCTGCGTGCACAGCCGATGTTCCGCCAGGTCGCTGACAAGCGTCCCGTGCAGCAGGCCATGCCTGGTTCCTCGGTCGTCTTCTCGCTGTACCAGGACCTTGCTCAGCAGATCACCCCGCTGAATGAGCTGGTCGACCCGGACGCCGTTGCGGCCGGTAACCCGACCACGGTCTCCGTGACTCTGAACGAGTACGGTAACTCGATCCTGGTCTCCAACAAGCTGGACCTGCTCAGCTTCACCGACGTGACTGCTGGTCTCGTCAACCAGGTTGCGTGGAACCTGATCGACTCCGTTGACCTCATCGTCCAGAACGTTCTGGCTGCGGGTACGCAGACGGTTCGCCTTGGTGGTGGCACGACCGGTGGCCTCTTCGGCTACGGCTTCGGCACCACGCCGACCAACCCGGTTGCGCTGAACACCATCGGTGGTGCGGCTGACGCCAACATCGCCAACTCTTCGATGAACTCCACGGTCGCCCGTGCGTCCGTCGTTCAGCTCCGGACCAACAAGGTCCACCCGAACAAGGGCTCGATGTTCACCGCGTACATCCACCCGCAGGTCTCTTACGACCTGCGCCGGGAAACTGGTGCGGCTGCGTGGCGTGACCCGCACAACTACTCCGCGGCTGACAACATCTGGGCTGGTGAGATCGGCGCGTACGAGGGTGCTGCGTACATCGAGACTCCTCGCGTGCAGAACGTCCAGTCGGGTGCTGCGTACTCCGGTGCGTCGGCTCCTGCCGGTGCCTCGCGTGTTTACAACACCTACTACACCGGTCAGCAGGCCCTTGCTGAGGCGGTTGCTGAGGAGTTCCACACCATCCGCGGCCCGGTGGTTGACAAGCTGACCCGCTTCCAGCCGCTCGGCTGGTACGGCGTGGCTGGGTGGTCTTTGTACCGCCCGGAGTCCCTGATCGTGGCTCAGACTACGTCGACCCTGCGGCCGACCAGCTGATAACCCCAACGGGGAGCCCTCCGGGGCTCCCCTTCTCGGACCCTAGGAGGTTCAATGTCCGCATGGAACTCGAACGGTCTTACCGTTCGTACCACCGCCGCAACGACTGACACCATTCTCGCAACGGATGACGTCATCGTTTACACGGCTGGCACGGCCAAGGCTGTCTCGCTTCCGAGCGCGGCCCTGTCCACCGTCCAGCTCGGCAAGGTCTACCGAATCGTCAACGCTGGCGCCGGTGCCCTGACCATCACTCCGACTGCTGGCACGATCGATGGTGCTGCCACCCGAGTCATGGCCACCGCCCCGACAGCCGGTACGCCCGGCTGCCAGCAGATTGTCAGCGATGGCACCAACTGGCGCAGCATCTCGTACGTTGTCGGCGCGTAACTAAGGAGGGGCCTCATGGCCACATGGCTATTCACCACGCCTACGGTCTCCGAGGCCCCTTTCGCGTGGAACGATCTGCACGTCCGGTATCGCATGGACAGGGGAGTCTCAGTCCAAGAAGTAGCACCCTGCCAATACGAACTGGTTCGTTACGACGCGTACACCAACGAGCTGGGGGCAGAGAACCTGCCCCCGACTCCGAACCAGAACACAGACTTCTGGCCCGTCCCGTCCGCCGGGCTGAATTACTTCAGGGGCGGATATGAATGGATCGTCGACAGTCCCACTCGGGCCTGCCTGATCAACTCATTTCCCCAGACGGGCATTACCGCAGCCAACTTCACTCTCGTCCCTGATGGGGACGCGATTGATCTGACAGTAACGGCGGTGGAATTTTGAGAGACATACAGCTATCTCAAGTCACGGCTGCTCAGTCCCTCGGATTCTCCCCCGATGGCTCGGTGATGTTCGTACCTCAGATCATCGAAGCAGGCCGACAGTTCCCTGGGGAACCGGCCCCAGTTCCCTTTGCCCAGAGGTCCCTTCAGGGGGACATCGCAATCAACCGCCTGGACGCCACCACGGGCCAGCTGCTGGACTTTCAGTACCTCCTTGGTGCCGGGCATGGCACGAGTGCTGCTGTCGCCCCAGACGGGCGCCTGTGGACTGACGCAGATGCCTCTAGTTCTGGCTTCGCGAGGGCGCTGTGTCTCCTGAACTACACACCAGGGGCCATTACTCAGTCCAGCACCACGAACATCGTCAGGCCGTTCGGGCCTGGCACCCATGGCATGTCCTGCGCGATCGACATCCTGCACAACAGGTTCGTTGTCCGCCAGACCTTCCCGGATCCTGGCGATGGGCGCAGGCACACGCTGTTCGCGCTGGACGATGCCATGAATCTGTACTTCGGCAGACCACTGGCGGTCATCAACCAGGCAGCCAATCAGCCGCCGAACACTCCGGGCGCTATCGGCACGGCTCAGGGCATGACGACCTATGGAGACTATATGTACTCCTATGAGGGCGACATCGACCTGAACAACACGTACCTGTCCAGGCTGAACTGGAGCACCGGAGCCACCGAGCAGAAGGTGTTTGTCGGAGTCATGTCTGACATCACCCCACGCGAGCCTGAAGGGCTCGCTGTGCAGCAGTTGGCGAATCCAGTGGACAACAAGCTTGTCTTCGGGCTGTCGGGCGGAACCGATGGCGCCAAGAAGTACAACCTGGCTTACATTCCAACGATCGCACCCATCGCGCTACCCGGTGAATTCGGGCGGGGCGGATACGGAACAGGAGGATACGGCGAATGAGCGTAACGCCCATCCCGGACGGCACTCCTGACTGGGGTCCGATCCTTAATGCTCAGCTCAACGACCTTCAGCAGCAGGTGACGAGCAACTTCAGCACTCAGTCAACCAGCGGCTGGACCCCAGAGGATCAGGGCCTTATCGCCTGGACCGTTGACCCCGCAACCGTCGCCTCCACTTTGGCTGTGCCGACGGGAAGTCTTCAGATGGGCATGGTGTCCATCAAGAAGGCCGTCACTGCAGTCAACATCACCATTGGCGTCCAGACCGCCCAGGTGACCGGCACTGCTGGCCAGAACTTCGCAGCCATCTACAACTCCGCCGGAACCCTGCTTGGGCAGACGGCTGATCAGACGACCGCATGGTCAACAACCGGCAACAAGGTCATGACCCTGAACGCCATCACTCCACTTCAGCCGGGCAAGTACTGGCTGGCCCTCCTGGTCAATGGCGGTGGCGCAGGTCCCGTCATCCTTAGGGGCGGATCGGTCACCAACACGGTCCTCATCAACATCGGAACCCCGACAAACGCCAGGCGCTTTGCGGTGTTCGGTTCAGGGCTCACGGCCCTGCCCCCGACCTTTGACCCAACGCTCATCACTTCAGGAGTCAACTCCTGGAACATGCTTCTAGCATAGGAGGAACCATGGCAGCGAAGCCCAACAAGAAGGCCCCGCTTGGTCAGGGTGGTCGCTTTGCAGCGGTCGCCAAGGCTGCGGGTGGAGGCGAGAAGGGTGCGGCCATCGCCGCAGCCGCAGGACGCAAGAAGTACGGCAACGCCAAGATGGCCAAGATGGCTGCGGCTGGCAGGAAGAAGGCCAAGTAATGAGCGACGCAGAGAACTACGACCCCGCCAAGCAGCCGTGTGACCCGAAGTGGTACACCGACCCTGCTTGCCACCCGATCGATGGTCCTGGTGGATCCACCATTCTCGTTGAGAACAACGAGAAGGGCATCCTTGAGACCAACCTCTTCCGAGTGATCGCCATGCACCAGCAGGCGCCGCTTGGTTCCGACCATGACGCAAGCCGTCAGGGTATCTACACCACCAACTCCATGGGAGACAACGACTAACATGCCTCCGGTTCAGAAGAAGACTGAAGCGACCGAATCCCTCCTGAAGGTGGGAGACCTGGTGCACCTCGTGTCCGGTGGTCGCACGCTGACCAATTACGAAGTGCTCGCAATGGACGACCGCTTCCTGAAGCTCAGCGCCAACCCGCAGATCGCTCCGCAGACCGACGTTATCCTGGTGCCCTGGGGTGCCCTTGAGGTATTGGGGCTCCCTAATGGCTGACCCGATCCGCTGTCCTGCGTGTGGGCAGATCTACGGCAACTGCAAGTGTGGGCGCGTGACGCCCACCTGTCCTCAGTGTGGCCGCACCTTCGAGGGGTGCACATGCCGCGGATGAAGTCCAAGAAGAACTGCACCTCCGGGTGCATGGTGGGTGGTCACAAGAGCTGGGGTGAGTGCATGCGGTCCAAGGGATTGCAGCTCTCCCCGGCAGTGAATGGTGACTATGGCGTCAGGCAGAAGGCTTGGGACAAGGAGCTCGCCAGCTACGACGACGCAAGGCGCCAGGGCGTTGAGCCCCGAGGCACCAAGCAACACCTAATCGATGAAGCCATGGCGACGAGCCAGGAAACGGGAGTCGCCTACAAAGCCTAGGGGAGTCAGATGTCAGCAGAGAATACAGTCCGGATTGACGGAACCAGTGTAGTCAATGTCAGCGGTACAGTGACTACCGCCAACACGTCTGCCACGCCACTCTTCGTCACTCAAGGCACTGCGCCCGGTCAGATCTATACGACCCTGATCAGGAACACCCTGGGCGTTGTCGCGGCCAACAACTTCCTGTCGCTCTTCAATCCTCTCGGCAGTGGAAAGAATGTTGTGGTCGCTCAGTTCGTATGCTTCCCGTATGCGACCGCAGCCACTTCGCCCACCGATAACATGGAAGTCTGGCGCACATCTGCCGCTTCTGCTGGCACTCTGCTGGCTGCCGCCAACATCGGCAAGTTCAATACCAGCCAGTCGAACTCTGTAGCCGAAGTTCGAACTGGTAACCCGACCACCACCCTGGTGGGTACAATTCCCGTTCTGGCCATCCCTCCGGCCGTAACCTCTGCCGCCGCTGGCATCAGTTCCACTATCAACATCATTCCGCCCTCCGGCTCGCTCTTTATCTGCCAGCCTGGCGAGGGCGTCGTGGCCCGCACCCCCGCGGGTGCGGTCGGACAGGTCTGGTCCCTCGGTTTCTCGTGGGCTGAAATCTAAGGAGAACAATGGCTGTTACATTCGACATGGTTGCGCAGCGGGTGAAGCAGCAACTGCTTGGCTACACTCGGAGCCAGGCTTCAATCTCCTACCTCGCGCAGCCTATGACGAGCACCGACATCACGTTCCAGGTTGACCCCGAAACGGTGACCAGCCTCAGCCGTGGCATTGCTGAGATCAATGACGAGCTGCTGCTCATCAAGAAGTACGACAAGCAGACAGGCTTGGTCACCGTCATGGCGGGGCTGAACGGCAGGGGCGTTGAAGGCAGCACGCCCGCTTCCCACTCCGCCTCGGAGATTGTGACCGCGGATCCCCGGTATCCCCTGGTCCGTATCAAGGAAGCCATCAACGACACGATCTCTGCGATCTATCCAGACATCTGGATCTTCGGGGAGTTCGAGTTCAACTACGTCGCAGCAAGGTGGGAGTACCCGCTGCCGGTTGAGGTCGAAGATGTGTACAAGGTGACTTGGAACACCATCGGCCCGTCCGCCATCTGGCGTCCGGCCAGGACCTACAGGTTCAACCCTCAGGCTTCAACGACTCCGGGCCAGGTCAAGCCGACCCCGACGCCCACAGGCAAGACGATCCAGATCCTTGACGGAGGCATCGTTCCCGGGCGGGCAATAAGGGTCACGTACATCACGCAGCCGCGTGAGATGAACGCAGGCGATGACCCCTTCGAGCTGACCACTGGCCTGCCTGAGCGAATGATCGACATGATTGTATATGGCGCCTGCTGGCGCCTGCTGCCCGGCTGGGAAGCTGGCCGACTTCAGCAGCAGTCCATCGAGTCCACCGAGCGTGCACCTCTGGTGCCTACTGGTGCGGCTTCGGACGCATCCAAGTACTACCTGGGCCTGTATCAGCGCAGGCTTGATGAGGAGAGGGACCGTTTGTTCCGCCTGTTCGAGAACTTCCAGACTTTCAATTCCTAAGGAGCGACCATGGTAGTCCGTTTCTACAGCTCGGTCGCCCCCGAGACCACGCTCAGCGCCGGGATCACCGGCGCCAACACGTCCATCACCGTAGGGTCCGTGACCGGCTTCCCTGCCAACACGCCTTACACCCTGGCTCTCGACTATGAGGGCCTGACCGAAGAGCTCGTCCAGGTCAACAGCGCTGCGGGTACCACGCTCACCGTGGCCCGGGCAGTCGACGGGACCTCCGCGGCCTCGCACAACGCAGGCGCCCGAGTCAGGCACGTCAGCTCCGCCCGAGACTTCGCGGACTCCCGGAGCCACGAGAACACCGGCAACGGTGTTCATGGGCTGCTGCCTGGTGAGGTCATTGTGGGTACGACCAGCGTGCAGACGCTGGTCAACAAGACGCTCACGGCTCCGGTCATCGATAACCCGACGATCAATGGCAATGTGAGCGGCAGTCCTACTATTCTCGGTGGGACTCTCACTGGTGATACTGCCGCCAGGGTGAGGCTTCAGAACACGACTGACGTCAGCCTGTCGTCCACGAACCACGCCTTCCAGATCGGGCTGGACTCTGCGGCCAACCTTCGAATGGACAACAACGAGATCATCGCAGCCAACAACGGTGCGGCTTCTGCGCTGTTTGTCAACCCCGATGGTGGCAATATCTCCAGCTTCAACAACCTGGCGGCTGACAGCACTACGAACACCTATACGGTGAACGGCGTGATGAACGCCACGCAGCACCAGTCGACAAGGCCCGGAGCCACGACCACTACGTTCAGCAGCCGCATCAATGGCGACACGCAGTCTCGACTGGCAGTGTTCGCTGATGGCTCACTCAACTGGGGCTCCGGTGCTGCCGGTCAGGACGTCAACCTGTACCGCAATTCATCCACCGAGCTGAGGACCGATGACAGCCTTACAGTCGGTGGCGCCACCCTCACGGTGGCTGGCAGTGCCAACGTTGCGGTGACCACGACCACCGCAGACCTGGTGGTTACGGGCAACTCCACGTTCGCGAGTATCACAATCCCTGCGGCCACACTGCTGAGCGCAGCCTCTGGGTGGTCGGTTGCGGGCACTTCGGCTGGAATCACCAAGGCTGGTCACACGACGGTGGAGATGAACTTCACTCGCACCGGAGCGGACATCACCGTCAACGCCAACGGCACCATGACCCCGTCCAGCATTCAGCTGGGAACCGTGGCTGCGAGCTTCCGACACAACTCAGCCCTTGGCATCCTGACCACCCATGCTGGCAACACCAACGGCGCCGGTACCGCACAGGTGCTGACGACCGGAGACGTCAACCTGGTCAAGTGGTCGCCCAACAGTACCATTCAGACCGGCAACACGGTGTCGATCACTCTGACCTGGCCGCTCCCGTAAGGAGTAAGCATGGAAGTCGTACGCAAGATTCCTGATCAGCTCAGTGGGCTGGGAGTATTCGGGTCCGGTCAGTACGTCCCTCAGGACAACCTGTACGACTACGCTATTGCCGGTATGCCTTTCCTCTCCGCCATCTCGGACGCTCGCCCGCACACGAACCGAATGGCCCCCATTCGCAAGGAGCAGTTCGACAACTTCGCAGAGCCGGGCGAGCAGTCCTTGCAGGGATGGTGGCTGCGGAGCCAGTCCACCTTCAATGGTGGCGCTGGCCTGCTGTACCAGGACCCCGACACGGACAACCAGTTCAACTACAGGTTTGCCGACTCGCTTGGCATCGACCCCTGGACGGGTGGTCAGCTCAACCTCCTGAGGCAGACGGTCGCGGGCCAAGCCCGTGTCCTGACCAACAACAGGGTGCAGGGTTACGTGACTACCGCGGGCGTCAATGCCTACTGGGACATGGACGCCCAGAACCTCACTAAGGTGACCGATGTCGGCACGACCGCCATCATCACTGGAGCTGCTGACGTCCTGTTCGACCTGACCTCTACTGGCGATAAGTACATCATCGCAAGATCCACGGGAGTCTCAATCGGAACGGACGCTGGTGCGCCCGTTCTTCAGTACGCAGTGGCCCTGGCTAACGGCCTCATTGAGTTCATCAAGGATCGACTGATCTTGGCCTCAGGGCCCAACGTTTACCAGCTCACCCTTACCGGTGGTCCGGGTCTGCCTGTCGCTGACTACACGCACCCCAACCCTAGCTGGAGGTGGCGGAGCATAAGCGATGGACCCAATGCCATCTACATTGCAGGCGACGATGGCACCACCGGGCAAATCCATAAGTTCACGGTCGTCAACGGGACGACCGGAGTTCCCGAGTTCGAGTGGGCTGGAGTCACCGCCACCATGCCTGGTGGCGAGAGGATCAATACGATCTACTCCTACGTCCAGTCCTTCGTCGGCATCGCCACAACCAAGGGCTTCAGGGTTGGAGAGATCGACGGCAACGGTGACATCACCTACGGGCCTCTGCTCTTCACCCCCGCCGGTGGCTGTGCTGGCATCACAGGCTTCGACACGTTCATGTGGACAGGCTCCACGGCGGACCACGCGGGCAACTCAGGGCTTTACAGGGTGGACCTGGGGAATGTTATCCAGGAGCAGACGACAAGGGCTATACGGTACGCCTACGCCCGCGACATCTACGCCACAGGGCCGACCAACGCAGTGACCTCGGTCACCAACTTCGGATCGTCCGACCGCATCGTGTATGCGGTGAACCTGCAAGGCTCCTTTAAGGAGCAGGCCACCGAGCTGCTGCCTCAGGGCAGCCTTGACACCGGTCGCATCAGGTTCAACACCGAGGAACCCAAGCTGTACAAGTTCTTCAGTGTCCGGACTGCATCCCCACTGCTGGGAAACGTTACGGCCACCATCCTTTCCGAAGGTGGAGGCGTCATTCCGGCTATCACTTATGGACCCACGAGCAATGGAGGCACCAAGGACGTCGGCATTCAGTTGCCCGCGGGTCCACAGAACTGGCTGGCCCTGAGGTTTACCCTCTTCAGGGATTCCCTGGTCACATCGCAGGGCGGAGTCATGAACGGCTGGCAGGTCAAGGCCCTTCCTGGTTCCATCCGCCAGCGCATCATCACTCACCCGTTCCTCCTTCTGGACGAAGAGACCGACAAGGGAGGACAGCGCATTGGGTACGAAGGCTATACGCAGGACCGGCTTACTCAGTTCGAGGCCATCGCCCGAGCAGGCGATGTCGTTCTCTTCCAGGAACTGGCAGCACAAATGGTTACGCAGGTTGTCATTGACGACTTCGAATTCCAGCAGACTGGACCTCCGGGCCCTAACGGCCCGACGGGAGGTTACTTGACTGTTGTTATGAGGACAGTGGCAGAGAGTACGTAACTTAGGAGGGGGACATGGACCCTGCAATGGTAGCCAATATCGCTGTACTCGCAGCAGGTATTGGTGGGGGATGGGCAACAGGGCGACGCGGTGTCGCCCGCCAGACGGTGGACCTGCTACAGATTCAGGTGGATTCACTCAAGGATGAGAAGGCGGAGAAGGACTCAGAACTCGGTGAGCTGAGAGGCAGGGTCGAAGTTCTTGAGAACCTTGTCACGCAGCGAGCCGCAGTGAGCGAAGTCCACGAAGAGCTGCAGGTCGTGCACCACAAGGTGGACCGCATTGCTGCTAAGGTGGGGGCATGACTCCCCTTTGGCTCAAGCGGCCCGTCATGGTAGTGACCAACGAGCGTGAGCGCTTCGCGGTGACGCACGTACAGAAGGCCCTAGGATGGCCTGAGACTGGAGAGATGGACGATGGGACCAAGTCCCATCTCCGAGGGCTTCAGATGCTCTTCCAGCTGCCTGTGACGGGCATCTTGGATGAGGCAACAGCAGAGCAAGTCGAACGCATCCGTGAGTACGGATCAGTAGAAGGAGCATGAATGGCAGTTACTGTGATTTTCGATGGAGAACTCCCGGCATCCTCTTCGGGCCCGACGACTGCGGTCGAAGTTCCCGAGTCAACCGCTTACACCCTCTCCATCAAGGGAAGCGCCACCCCGCAATTCAGTCTCGATGACGTCAAGTACTTCGAGCTGAACGCGACCGGCATGACCTCGGTGGACACCGGCCCTACCGGTGTCCTGGCTCGGCGAATTTCTGGACTGCCTGTCAAGTACGTCAGGGTCAGGAACAACAATGACGCGGCCGAGAGCGGCGTCGTCGTAACCATCTGCTCAATTTAAGGGGTTAACATGAGCGCTTATCTCAAGGACCTGGCAGAGCGAGTGGTGGCTACGGCTGCATTCGCCTTCGTCTCGGTCTTCAGTGTGTCGGACCTGTCGTCCGCCAAGTCTGCGGGCATCGCGGCCGCGGCTGCGGCCCTGTCTCTCGTCAAGGGAGCGCTTGCCAAGTTCGTTGGCGATGAGTCGGCAGGACTCAAGTAGTACCAGCAACAACTAAGCCGGGCACCCTTTCGGGGGTGCCCGGCCTTTTTGCGTTTCAGGCTACTCTCCGCATTGCGAGAGGTCTTCCTCTTCGATCACGGTGTCACACTGACAGCAAACCTCACCCTCACCGACGCCGACAGCTTTCCCGCCCTCGAAGAGGGTCCACAGTTCGTAGTGCACGCAGTGCTCCATCACTGCCCACTCCCGCAGCCGTTGCAGGAATGGTAGTCCTTGCCGTTTATCATGCCGCACTTGCGGCAGATCCAGTCACTCATCGTCGCCCTCCGGGTCAAGGAGTGTCCACGTTCCACGCTCGGTCAGTACCCAGAAGTAGTCGGGGTCCTTACCGGCATCCCGGTCTTCCGAGTCGTACCACATCGGGATCGGCTCACCCATGGCGAATCTCCCCGCAGTCGGTGCACTCGGACTGAAGGCCACCGACGTACTTCCAGTGATGCCAGCAGACGTCGTCAAGCGAGACGCGAATGGCCTCGCGGTCTTCGATGGTGACCTGCGCGGCCCGCTCGGGACGGGCACCGCTTTCGAGGTACGCGTGAGCGATGACCGAGTAGCCAGCCAGGTCCAGCAGGGAGTCGATGAGCGGCTCATTGTTGGCCTGCTTGCCGTTGTCCTCGAACAGGGTTTCAATCCTGGTCATCTTGATGGAGATCTGCGCCAGCATGAGCTGGAGTGGAGTGATTCCAGCGAACTCCGCAGACTTCTCGAAGTTGCTGAACTCCCCGGTCGGTGCGTAGTCGGAGTTCTTCTTGGTCAGCGTCTCCGCCAGGTGCTCCGCGGATGCTGCGATGAAGCTGTTCGGATCTCTGGTCACAGGACCGGCTCCCCATTCTCGTACCGCTTGGACTCGATGGTGTGCCACATCAGCTTGGCCCCATCCTCGGGGCTTTCGAGGTATGCCGCCAACTGCTGCCGCTCAACCAGCAGCGTGCCATAGTTCGGGATCCACCCGTTCCACGGAATCTTCCGGGTGTACGGGCCCACGATCTTGACGTCCTGATAGGGCGTGCCAGGGGCCACGCCTCCCGAGTAAACACCACCCTTGTGGTTTACGTAGTCCTCGCGACTGACGTACGTCGCGTCGTGCTGGATCCTGAACCGGTAAACGTTGGTGGTGTCTAGGGCTGTCCTTGCCATACGATTACCCTCTCAATCTTGGCGTCTTCGATCATGTTGGTGCACTGAAGGCAGGGCGGCTCAGTCACGTAGATCGTGGCACCTTTGCAGGCTTGCTTGCCTGCGTCCGTGATGGCCTGGTACTCGGCATGCAGGGCCCGACAGGGAAACAGGTTGTAGTCCGCATCCTTCGGAACCTCATCGTGTGACAGGAGACCACGAGGGCAGCCGCCCTCATTGCAGTGCTTCTTGCCTGAAGCTACGCCATTGTACCCCTGACCGATGATGCGCTTGTCCTTGACGACCACGGCGCCAACCTGGCGCCTTGTGCACGTAGAGCGAAGGGACCAGACCTTCGCGATATCCTTGAAAGTCTGGTCCCATTCGGGCCGCTCAGCCATTCGGCCTCAAGAGGAATTCGAGGAAGGGCACGATCTCATCGACCTCGAACCAGCCCCACCGGCCATCCCTCTTTCGGTAGCCGATGTCGAACGTGGCGGTGTCCGGGTCAATGTCGATGTCGGTAACCTCCTCGAACTCGACACCCTCACTGGCCAGCCACTCGCTCAGCTGGTGCTTGAGTTCTTCGTTCATGCCGGGCACCCGCAATGCGGCGGGAAGTGCGGCGGGCGAAGACAGTTCGGGTTGCTATACATCGAACTTGACCTCCGGGTCGGGAATGAGGATGTAGTCCTCACCGGCCAGATACCAGACCTTGATGGGCTGGCCCTTGCGCTTGGCATTCTTCAGGGCCAGCTTGACGTGACGCTCTTCGCTACATCCGGACCACACCGACCTGCGGCCAGTCGCCCAGATCAGATACTTAGTTGTCACTGGATCGGTTCTTCTCGTCGTTGTACGGAGCCCAGTTCCCGTACTCCTCGGGCTGGGCACTCGGGTCGCCACCATTCTCGGCGATCTGAAGGTCAAACTCCAGGGCCTTTTCGGCAGGAGTTGCGTTCGGGTCGAACGGGATGTCGTTCCACTTCGGCATGTCAGGGTCCTTCCATGATTCCAGTGATGTACCAGACGTAGTACTCGGTGTGCTCATCGCCATCGGTCGTGAAGGAGTTATCGGCATGGTGGAGTTCGACGCCCTGACCTTCGGCAATGCCACTCAGGACCTGCCAGGCGCCACGCTCAGTGCGATTGAGGCTGACCACCTCCTCCAGCTCCACATCCGTACCCTTGGGGCCCCAGGCGGCAATCACCAGGTAGCGCTCTTCGTCCATCTCCGCCATCTCCTCTTCGAGAGTTCGCTCATACTTTGGCTTAGTGGGGAGCCGCCCCTCGGGGGGCGGCTGTCGCCAAGACTTGCTCATCACTTCTTGATCCTGTCGATGATCGCCTGCGCTCCATACTTCACGTAGGTAGAGTTTACATCCTCACCCTTGGGAAGTCGAACCTTGAGCACGGGCATCGACAGCTTGTCCTTCAGCCGCTCGTACAGCTTGCGGCCTGCCTCATCGGCATCCGCGAACACGTAGATCCGGGACAGATCCTCGAAGACGTTGATCCAGTGGTCCTCCCAGTTGCCAGCACCGGGGATGGAGATCGCGGGAATTCCGATCTGGCGGAGAATGAGGGAGTCCAGCTCCCCTTCGCACACACCGATCCAGTCGGCCGCATCATCGAAGGACCGCACGCCGTACAGGTTGACCGGCATGTCCGGGTTGATGTTGGGCCGGATGTACTTGGAGCACTTGTGCTCCTTGCCGTCCTTGACGTAGGCCACCGACTCCTTGCAGACGTGAGGCTTCAAGCACCGGAACGACAGGCCGACGACCCCGAAGTCAGTGATGTACGGGATGGACAGGCGCCCGTCCCAGACCTCATCGATTGCCGGAGGATCGACCACCACTCCAAGTCCTTCGTACCTTGCGTGATCCAGATCGATCCCCCGACCCGCGAGCCAGTCGGCCGCGAGATCCAGATGCTCGGCGTACCGAGATGCCCTGCTGTCGAGCGATTCCCTCTGCTCTTTCGAGAGCGCTGGCATAGTCGATGTTCTCCTTTTGCATGATGATCTGTACGGCATTACCCTGCGGGCAGTCCGGGTGTGTGTGGCAATGGAACCAGCCAGCCGCAGTGTTCAGGGTGGCCGAAGGGCTGGAGTCCCCATGGAACGGGCACTTATAGGGACGGCTGCCAAGGTCCTCGGTGGCGTCGTCGCCACCGTAGTGGATCAGCACGGGCACCAGGTACTCGGGGTACTGGGGAAGTTCTCCTTGGCCCCGCCTCACTTAGCCCACCAGAATCCGCGGCGCTTGCACTCTTCGGTCACGATGTTCAGCAGCTCCCGAAGCATGACGGCCTGAGGGCCGTCGCCATAAACGATCTCGTCGTCACCATACACGACCTCATCTTCAATCAGGTTGTGCAGTGTGGCCAGCTGATCGTCATTGAACTCCATCATCAGATCTCCACCTCGTACTCATAGGTGCGTGAAGGGGCGTACACCCTGGCAGCCTTCTCGGCATCCTTCTGCGCCTTGCGCTCCGATCGAGAGACGCCAAGCATGACGTGCATCGGTTCGCCATCGACGTACAGGAGCCACGTCCAGGGCCAATGACTTCGGCCGTTCGGCTTGATCTCAATCCGGAACTTCATCGGGCTTCACCTTTCCGATCACCTTAAATGCTGGAGGCTGCTGCAGGTAGTGGTAAGCGTTGTACGCCTTGGCCGGATCATCTCTCAGATGCCCAAGGATCTTATTGCACGGGCTGCACAGCAGACCTCGAACGTACCCGGTGACGTGATCGTGATCAACCGCAAGCCTGCGGGTTTTCCCGGTGGCTCGCTGGCAGATGTAGCACACACCCCTCTGCGCCTCGTGCAGGGCCTCGTACTGCTCGATGGTAAGTCCGTAGGTCTTAAGGATCCAGCGGGCGTGAGACGCCCGCGCAGCGGCCTTCTTGCGGTCTCTGTGGCAGGAAGCGCACCGGGGACCGGGAGCGCTGAGCTTCCTGGTCCCCGACCCGCACCCCTTACAGGCTGGCAAGGTACTCTACGTACGTCATCTGGCAGCCGTCGACCTGGCAGTAATCGAAGTCTCCGGTCGGGTGGCCAAACGAGTGGTAATGATTGTCCTTGCGCTCCGCCAGCCACTCGAACTGAAGTTTGTCCAGCAGGAGGTTGATGGTGTGCTCACCGTAGCCAGCACGCTGCAACCCCTCCCAGACTGCACGCTCCGCGGGGCCGCCGTTCACCTGGTCACTCATCGTTCGACTCCTCGTGGTTGCAGGACCCGTGCTCAAGGCACGGGTACTCACGTCCACACCAGCAGTTAGCTGCCATCGTCAACCCTCCCATTCCCGCAGCACACGATACACGTCTGAATGACGTGCTCGATGATTGGATTCCCATTGCCGTCGTATGACGCATGGGGGTACTCGATCTGGCCCGACCCGAGACAGGCCAGACACGGCATCTCGGTCATCATCCCTCCTTGAACATTCCGCAGTTGATGCAGGTCAGGCCGTACCTCTTGCCGTCCCACGCCCTGATCCAGCAGTGCTTGCACTCACTCACTCAACTCCCCATTCATCGTCGTCCACTTCGACGCCCTTGGTGGAGTCGAAGATCATGGCCTGCTGCACCTTCTCGTCGATGAAGCAGGTGGCCGGATCGGCCTTCATCTGGAAGTACTTCCGAGCCATCGGATCTTGAGGACCAAATCGGTTCTTGACCGTGGCAACATCAAGCGTCCCAGCGTGAGCGTCACCCCACAGAGTGAGAATGAGCGTAGGAAGCTGGTTCGCTTTCCCCATGATGGCACTGCGAGGCGGAGGAGAACCACCCTTTGCCGACTCTGAGGTGTGATGAACAACCGTGATCGAAGTCTCCTGGTCACGAGCCATGTCCTTCAGTTCGGCCATGAGCGCCCAGTAGTTCTGCTCCCCGGCGCCCTCATAGTTGATGTCCATCATGATGTCGATGACCGTGTGGTGAGGATACGTACCCTTCAGGGTGCGGTACGCCTCAGCCTCCCGATACATGTGCTCCAAGGTGGGCGACGACATGAACGACCAGCGGATGTGCTGGTAGTCCTTCAGCGCCTCGTACGCCACCTTGGTCTGCATCATGACTTCAGTCTCCGCCTCAGTGGTGGAGATGTTCTGGTTCATGGCGAGCATGCGGCTCGCCACGGTGAAGTCATCGGAGTCGGAGGAGTGGTACATGGTCGGGACGTTCGGGCCCATGCGCCTGACGATGTTCATCATGGCAACAGTCTTCATGGAGCCGGGAGGACCGGCGATCATCTGAATGCTGCCACGCCTGAACTGCATGCCGTTCTCGGCAAACACAGGCCAAGGAGTCGGCAGGGGCTCACCCGCCGAGACTCCTCGCTTGACGGTTCTGTGGAGTGTGCGCAAGTCAGTGCCCCGTCAGCTTGGAGATGGCCACGATCAGCATGAACAGCATCCCGAGGAAGAACAGGAGACCGAAGCCGCAACCCTGCGGGCCGCCGTTCGACTGTCGATTCGGACCGGACATTACAGCTCCTCAATAGCAACGACGTGAGCCAGGAAGATGGTCTCTCGGGATGACCGGGAATTGATGGTGATCCGGTTGACCTTGGCGGCGATAGCCTCACCCATCAAGTCGTCCATCTTGCTGAAGTCGACATCGGTCGTAACCTGAAGACCGGTCACCATGTGAATCCGAATCATGCCCTCTCCTCTAAAGATTTCCTGTGGATTTGTGTGCATTTGCGTGGACCGGAGGGGAGTCGAACCCCTCCTACGACCATCGGCCCTACCTGTTACGCAGTCTTCACGATCTTCACGCTGTACTTGTACCGCGGCTTGACCTTGGCGAGCTGCTTGTAAGCCCACATGGTGCCCTCGCCGATGGTCGCCTCGGTGTCGAGCAACTCCTCCTTGAACTTGTCAAGGGTGTCGCCGTTCTTCAGCTCCCAGGTGGCATCGAAGGGCTCGAAGCCCTCCACCTTCTCACCCTTGGAGTTCTTCTTGCCGACCACCCGGACGGGGATCTCCACGTCCTTCTCGTCCGGCAGGAACGAACCGGCCACCTTCTCCGGGTCGAAGGTGCCCTCACCCATGGGCTGCCACTTGGCGCCATCGTAGGGCTGGACGATCCACTTGACCTTGCCCTCAACCTTCTGCGGAACCTGCTTCGGCTCGCCGGTCTGCAGAAGAAGCAGGCTCTCCCCGACCTCCTCGAACTTGATCCACTTCTGGTCGGAGGACTTGACCTTCGGGGCGTTGGGGTCACCGAACAGGTCTGCGTACGTTGCCATGCTTTGCTCTCCTTGGTTTGGTTCTTACATGGTACCCGAGGACTGCTCGGGTCACCAGCCGTCGACGTCCACGACAACTTCGGGTGCAGGCTTCTTGGTCTCCCAGGGCTTCGGCTTGGCCGCAGGTGCGGCCTGCTTGTACGGAGCCTCGTTGACGTTCTCGATCTCAGTGGCGCCAAGGCCCTCAGTGACAGCCTGGACGGCCTCATCCTGGTCGCCCGAGGATTCCTCCAGGACCGGCACCGCAGGCTGCGAGACGGGCGCCTGAGCGCCCGCAGCGATGGCCCGACCGGCCACCACCTCAGCCTGCTGGAAGGCATTGAGGGTGTTGGCATACAGCGTTGCCAGCATCTCGGGGTTGAGCCGTGCAGCCTCTTCCTCGGTGCCCCGCCAGCTGACGTAGGCATACGGGATAGCGCTCGGCAGTCGGAACTCAATCTCAGCCATCAGTTCTCCTCATCGTCCGACTCGTCACTCATGTGGTCCTCCGCCAGCGGGCAAAGGTCCCACTCGTCAGGGTCCTCACAGGTACAACTCCCCCAGTCGGAGAAGTATGCCCGGTCATCCATGCCTTCCTGGTTCACTTCGACTCCCTCTTTACCTGAGCTGCAACCAGGACTTCCCGGTGACCCTCCTTGTCGACCAGGTCCAGGAACCCATTGCCGTCCACCTCAAGGTGGTAACCGGCGCCGAAGGCGCGGGCGAACGCCTCGTAAATGGTGTTGGCGTGCTGCGCCTGAGTCTTAGAAGGGAGGCTGGTCATGTCGACTCCTGTCGTAGTACCTTGCTCGGTCACTCAACGGCCCTGAATACTCAAGGCAGTTGACGTTGTTGAAACACATCTTGCACATGTACTTCTTCTTGGCCTGAATCTGCATGGATTCCATGGCAGTCCGAACCTCTTGATACTTGGCCCCGACTTCGGTCGGGTCCACCTCGGAAAGATCGATGGGCCTGGCGACTGCGGCACCAGGCGCCAGCATGCAGAACCGGCCCTTGAACTTGATGTCCTTGAACCTGGGATCCAGCTTCAGTCTGGCGCCATAGGTTTCCAGCTGGAAGTTGTTCGAGGGCTTCTTGTTGCCGGACTTCCAGTCGTCGATGATCGGGCCAAGCTTCTTGTGCTCACCGACGATGTCGACGAAGCAGGAAAGGTCCACGGACAGCCCTGGAAGGGGCCCTGAGGCATCGTACTCCACCTCCCAGACATCTATGTCCTCCAAGAACTCCAAGGCCCTCTCGAAGCAGTCCTTGACCCTCTGGAGAGCCTTGTCTCCGGTGATGAAGCCGTTCTTCTCGGAGCCACCAGCCAGCCACTTGGAGAGATCGGGTTCGATCTCCATCTGGGCGGAGATGAGCGGGTAGAAGTAGTCCTCGGCATCGTCAATCGGGTGGGTGGTGTTAGTGAGGTGATCCTCAACCATCGAGTGAACCGCGGAACCGATCGGGATGTACCAGGTCTGCACCTGCTCAGCCTGGCGGAGCTTGGAGAGGTACCAGTTCCGCGGGCAGTCCTTGTACGTGGAGTACTGGCTGAAGCTGATGTGTGGCGGAAGAGAGTATGTCATCCCCTCACCTTAGCAGCAGCGCGCTTCTTCTGCACGCTGGCCAAGTCACGCTCAGCCTTGCAGGGGCGGCACACGTAGCCGGTGCTTCCGCGGTCGGTCCTGGCCACCCACTCGTCATGGTTCTTGCTGCATCGAATCCCGCGACTGAAGGGGACGCGCTTAGGGCGCGGCTTCTTGGCCTGCTTGTTGCGCCACTTCTTCTGATACTCGGAGGAGCAGACTCGGCAGTACCGAGAACCGTTGCTCCTGGGCTGCCAGTCGTTGTGACCCTCGGAGCACGTGTCCTCAGGGTCCTCTGAAGGCTTGGGCCCCGCGGTCGGCCCGAGAGGCCGACCTTTGTTTCCGAAGGGGATCGGAGGCATGATTCCAGCCCTCATGGACCACTCAAAATCTTCAGGGCTGGCGGATGAGTAGCAGAGATGCCACATAGGGCAGCTGTCGCAGATCTTCTTGGCCGCAGCCATGTTGGTGTCGTTGAGATCCCTGATCTCCACGCTTGTCAGGCCCTCAGCTACGGCGTCGCCCGGAAAGGCGACGTCGAACAGACTTGAAGGACTGAAGGCGCAGGCTGCCTCATCCTGCCAAATCCAGGTGTCAACCTCCCAGTCGTACACGGGGTCGGTCAGCAGGTGGGTGGTCTTCATCTCTCTTCACTCTCCGCCCAAGGGGACACGCCTCAGCGTGGACCCGTAGATCAACTGTGGTTGCTTACTGAATAGTCTGTAGAGAACTGTACGGGCTGCCCTCCCTGGGGGTCGGACAGCCCTTGACCTGCGAACTTCGCAAGCTTCACAGTTAAGGAAACGTTTTGATCATGCTCCTTTGTTCCCTCTAGAAATTTTTCATGGCGTGACGTACATCACATCACTCTCAGTGCATCCCCTTGGACTTGGCGTAGAAGTACATGATCAAGCCCAGGATGCCAACCAGGAGCATCAGGTCCCCTAGGCCACGCTTCTTCTTCTCGTTCATGACTCCTCTTCCTCGGTCATTCTGACCTGATTCCGGGCAGCACTGAACAGCGCTGCATCTTCGTCGTACTCATACCCAGCAAACGACTCGTCAGACATTGCGTCGTAGTTGTGCACAGGTTCTCCCTAAACGGAATGGGTGACGCTTGTGGTACTATGTGCCACATGAAGACAACTGTGGTCGTTCCCGACATCCAGTGGCCCTATCATGATGGGGTCGCACTCAAAAAGGTGCTTAAGGTCATTGAGGACGTGCAGCCCTCTCAGGTAGTGCAGATCGGTGACGGCATCGACTTTCCCCAGGTGTCCCAGTGGTCTGTAGGTACGGCAGGAGCCTACGCACAGGACCTTCAGGAGCACATTGAGGGGTACCGCAAGGGTTTCCTTGCAGCGGTCCGAGATCGGGCCCCTAGGGCCCGTCTGCGGTGGCTGGAGGGCAATCACGACTTGCGCATCACTGCGTTCGTCAAGAAGTACGCTCCAGCCCTCTCGTCTCTCTCTTCCCTGTCGATGCCGTCACTGTTCGATCTGGAACCGCTTGGCTGGTCCTATGAGCAGGGCCCGATCAACATCGGGACCAACGTCTACGCGATCCACGGCCATGAGGCACCGGGGTACGCGCAGACCATCTCAGCATGGGACACCAAGTATGCCAAGCGCTACGGGTCGCACCGTTCCTACGTGTTCGGTCACACTCACCAGCCTGCCCTTGTCACCCGAGCATTCGGATTCGAGGGCAAGGTGGACAGTCGCTTCACCATGAACGTCGGAAGCATCATGGATCCAGTGAAGGCCACCTACGTCAAGGACGGTAGTGTCTCCTGGACCATGTCTTTCGGACTGATTCACGATGACGGGAAGAGAGTGTACCCGGAGCTTGTTTGCATGACTGATCGTGGATTTTTTCTGGAAGGCAGGAAGTACTGATGACCTTTCTCGATGAGGTTGAGCCGCTCGTTCTCAAGGCGGCGATTGCAACTGTGCGGAAGTGGCCTTCCTATGTCGCGCTGGAGGATGTGGAGCAGGAGCTGAGGCTCTGGACTCTCACTAAGCAGAACTCCATCGAGACGGCCATGCGAGTGCAGGGCTGGGAAGCCAAGGTCTACTCCACGATGCTGAAGGTCGCTTCTAGCGCCGCATCTCTGGAGGACCAGCAGACAAATGGTTATTCAAAGGAGGACACGTACTCATATTCAGTACCTGTCCTCGAAACACTTCTGGAATCCTGCTTCACCCATGAGGACTGGCAGTCGTTCGGCACCTTCGGTGACGGCATGCCACACGCCAAGGGCCAGGTCAATGAGACTGGTGACGTGCTGGCGATGCTCTCGGACGTGAAGGCTGGACTTGCCACCCTGAAGGCGGAGTACAGGGAGGTCCTGTACTACCGGTTCGGACTCAAGTACACACACGAGGAGTTCGGGGAGCTCAAGGGCATCACCAAGGGCACGGCTCACCAGCGTTCCAGGCGAGCCGTAAGGGCCTTGCAGGCGGCCCTTGGGCAGGTGGACCTCACCGAGCTCCAGAACGGCTGGAGCGAGCGCAGAGAGGTTTTCAACAGTGATCGTTCCCAGATCTTGACGGAGCGGCAGTACAACGGATGACCAGCAAGGCCCGGCACTCCGGTGCCGGGCCTTTTTGGTTACTTCACGTCGTACGCCCGAACATGCGCCCGATTGAGCGTGAAGGTGTTTCCGGTCTTCACGTTCTCTGCGAGTGCCAGCGGAGCGCCGTTCACCTTTGCCGCGGTGACGTGGTGGATGTAGACCTCGTTGCCGCCCATGGTGCGATACGTCTCCCCCTCCTCGAAGAACGGCTCAGGAGCGAGCTCCCAATTCTTCAATTCGTCGTCCTCATAGAGCCGAACGTTGTTGTGGTGCCCTTCTCGCACGACGTAGAAATACCCCTCCACGCTTCCGATGTAGAGCCAGCGGCTGCGACTGCCAGACCGACGGATGACCTCTCCCACCTTAGGGAAGTAGTCCATTACCTGTTCCTCACCTTCACGTAATACTTCTTCATGTTCTCGTTCGAATCGGGCTGGATCTGCCCGGTTGCCAGGTCCTCCAGCAATACGCACTTGTTCCCTACGGCAATGACCTTGCCGTGGTAGTAGCGCTGACTCCTGGATACAATGTTGCCGACCTGCCACTCCTCGTTCTTGCGAAGGAGTTCCGGGTCGGACCTGGTGTACTCGGTATACTTCCAGTACGGAGAATCCAGTGGTGCGAAGTCTCCGAACCGGCAGTCTGACGAGACAATCCATGCGTGCTCGCCATTGGTCCACGCAACAAGGTGGACCTTTGTGGTGAATGGAGACTTGAAGACTGCCCCCTCATGGAGAGGGGGCGTGCCAGCCTTCACGTCCTTGGTCAGCATGCCATGGAAGCCGTCAACGATCCGGCGGCAGAACTTGGTGAGGGATTCCTCATCCTCCGCCCCCTTGTCGATCAGTTCCTCCAGCCATTCGACCTGCTTAGCTCTGGTCGGCAGGGTCAATCGTCTCACTCTCCATGGTCACTCGCCCGATGGCGCGGAACACCGGCCGCGTGGTGGTCACCGACTTGTGGACGTACCATTCGGTGTTGGGGTAGATCTGCGCCAACTCCAGAGCCTTCGCCTGAGCCTGGGGGAGCTCACCATCCTCGAACCTGTAAGAGTTTATGTACGGTTCGGTCAGGTTGACGTCGTCGCTCACGTAGTGCATACGCTTCCTTTCGTAGCAGGGCCATAGGCCGACAGGAGGGAGAGAGGTCTCCTGTCGACTTAAAGCCCTACCCCCGAAGAGGCAGGGCGGTTTTCTCTCCTACTTTTCGATCGGGTGAACGAACTCGGAGGGGAAGAGCTCGAAGTCTCGAACTCCCTCCCACTCAAAGCCGACAACGCTCATCGGCCGGTTGTCGACAGACGAAACCTCCATCAGGAGGACGCCATCGAAATCCGCGTAGCCAGGTGCATCGACAACCCTGACGTCATTCATGGTACCTCCACTAGATGGGCGGAAAGGGATGCATGAGGGGAAGTTCTTACCATCATAGGCGTGCGCTCCTAGGTAAGTGCCTACTTATGTTCGGCACCTCATGCATCCTTTACCGCCCACCCCGAAGGGTGGGCGTACTGCTAGTTACCCTTGTGCCTTGCGACTGCTGCGACTCCCGCAAAGAAGATGCTGTAGCCGACGAACGCTCCACCAGCCAGGGAAACGAGAATCTGATTCCCCGGTGTGGTGAACGCGTAGATCAGCCCCAGGACCCCGACAACACCAAGAAGGCTGCTAGCGGTTGCCATTGCTGAAGAAAATCGCATCTCTCTCCCTTGATCAGCCCCTAGTTGGGCAAGTCAACCACCCTCCCTGAAGGGAGGGTGGCTCAATGAACACTAGGAACTACTACTTCTTTTCATAGTACAGGTCGACCAGGCGTGCATGCAGAGCCTGCATGCCTCCGTCGCCATTGATGTCGTCACCGGGCAACGCCGTTTCGACGTGATCGATGTTGGCCGTGTTGAGGCGACCGCTGGGGTGGGCGTCCGAGATGGTGCCCTCACCCACCCTGTGCACCAAGGACTTGCCCCGGAGGGGGATGGTGTTCCTGAGCGCTTCCGCCTCGGCGCTGACGTCCTCGCCAACCATGGCGCGGGCCACCAGCTTTGCGGTCTCCCGAACCAGCTCGGGGCTCGGCTCCGTGTCGTCATCCACGACCAGTTCGGTCTGAACGGCCCAAGGTCCTACGTAGGTGATCATGTAGGGCTGCTTGGAGTCCAGTTGCCGAACGTTGTTGCGGTCGGAGATGCCGTTCTCGGCGGGGTTCATGTCGCCCATCGAGTCACACTTCCAGCACATTTTCTCTCTCCCTTGATTGTTCTGATCGGCTGTAGTGCCGTCTCAACGCACGGCCCGGAGGCCGTGCGCTCAGCTTAGCTACAGAGTTTCGTCGTCCAGCTCCCAGTCAAGCGCGGTGTTTTCGTCGTTCTCTTCGTCTGCCATGATCACCTCACAGGCGTAGCAGTCGTACAGCGTTCCGGGCCAGTGCGGGTAATCCACGTGATTCACCATGACTCATCCTCCTCCGAGAACATGAGATCCCACACCCTTGCGGGGTAGTTCTCTAGGTGCTGCTCGATCTCCGCAGCGGTCGCGTAGAGACTGCCGTCACCGTGGTACTCACGGCACAGCCAAACCTCTTGACCCTCTGCATTGACCTCGAACACGCCCCAAGTGGCGTAGTGGCGCTTTTCGATGCGGAATGCCTGATTGCGCCTCATGATTCACCGCTCCTGTCAACCACCGTGAAGATGGTGACGACGGAGGGGTCGCCGGGCCTTGACGGGCGAAGAATGGCCCCGTCGACGGTGGCGTTGTCCACCTTCACCGAGCTCAACTGCGCGATGTCTTGGCTGGACCACTCAATCCAGAGGGTGGTCGCTTCCGCCTCGGTGTCCACGAAGTGCTCCGTGGTTCCGTAGCGGTACTCACCCTTGGTGTTATTGGTGATCCGGATGTGGAATCGCTTCGCGGCATTCCGGCGCCGCTCGATGTCCGTGTTGACCAGCCCAAAAAGGGCTGCGTCGTAGTCGTCCTCGGTAAGCAGGCCGCGGTCGAACTTCTGGGAGGCCATTTCGATGGACTGCCACAGTTCGATGTTGTCGCTCATTCTCTCTCCCTTTGTCGGCTGAGATGCCGTCCCAACCAACGGGCCGCCGAAGCGGCCCGAAGGCTCGGAGTGGTCTCAGCTGTCGAGCATGTATTCCCACGCGGCGGTGAGGTTGTCGTAGTCCTCCTGGTGATTCCAGGCGTTCAGCTGCTCCCCGGTGAGCTCAAAGCCGTAGGCGGTCTGCCGCTTACGGTCTCCATACAGGCCGATGAGCGGCAGAGCGTCCATGTAGTGCCCGTAGAGCTGCCCCAGGATGCAGTCCTCCTGACTGCCGAGATCCAGGATGGTGCGCTCAATCTCTCCGCGCCATCCGGGCCGGATGTCGTCCAGGAATTCCATGCCAGCCTGCACACGCTCAAGTGTGGTAGCCATTTTCTCTCTCCCTTTGTCGATCATCATGTGGCCATGATGCCGTCGCAACGCTCCCTTTCGGGAGCGCTCCGAGTGGTCATGGACGGTTGGCGCCCGGCAGGCCCTGCAGCTTGCCGTACTTGTTGATCCACCTGAACACCTTGCATTCACCGACGCCGATTCCCCCGGTCCACGTCAGGGGCTTCCAGCACGTGAAGCAGAGGACCTCTTCGTGGTGGTCATGAAAGAACACAACCAATTGGCTGGGTTCTTTCGGGCAACGGTCGCAGGACTTGAAGATGGGGCCTGTGTACTTAGCCATCAGATGCTCACCATCTTTCCGTCCAGGTAGGTGTAGCACGTCTTGTTGGTGCTGTCGTACCGACCCAGAACGCGGTACGCCCCAGCCTTGCTGAGGCCGGTGTAAATGGCGATTGCGTGGTTACGCCAACCGAAGACATACGGGGCGAACACGCGGACCTCGAAATCCTTGCCCAGTTCAACACTCATTGTTCTCTCTCCCTTTGTCGGCTGAGATGCCGAGTCAAGCGGCCCCGGAGGGCCGCCTCACGCTGGTCTCAGACACTCTCGCTGCGAAGCTTGATGTCATTCAGTGTGCGAATGATGGTGTGGAGGCGGTCGAAAGCCTCGCGGGCGGTGTGGCCCAAAACGCCGTAATCGACGCCAATGGGCGAGTCGCCCATGCCGACGTACCGAATAGACCACGGAATGCCCATGCTGGGCGTGCCTTCGGTGTACTGCAAGCCGCCGTCAAGCAGGTCATGCGCCTGAAGCGTGCGAACGTAGGCGTCCACAGCGTTCTGAAGCATGCCCCTGGTGATTCGCTGCGCCATTGTTCTCTCTCCCATTCATTCGGCTGAGATGCCGTGGCAACGGCCACTCAAGGGTGGCCGCTCCCGGGAGGTCTCAGACGGTGCGGTACAGGTAGCCGATGAACCAGACGAGCCCCGCAAGGGCCAGGAAGGCCATCAGTATTCGTCGTGGTGGCACGGCTGAGGCAGCCAGTACGGCTTCTGCCCCAGGCGCTCATCGATGGCGGCGGTGTCAAGGTAAATGGTGCCACTGCCATCCATCCGCCGGACGATGTACATACTGTCGCCGGACTCCGTGAATCCGAAGAACTGCCACACCTGGTAGACGTGCCCGTTCATCTCGAACACGCTGTCCAGGTACCACTCATCCTTGCAACGGTCGCAGTACGCGGAACCGTCGACGGTGAAGTGTCGGCACTGTTCGTGCGTCATGATCAGATCTCCTCTTGGGTGCGAATAGCGCCGGAAAGGGTGACAGTCCATCCGGGAAAGCCCTGAATGGCTTCGGTGGCACGCTCGGTTGCATCCTCCAGGGAGTTGCCCCAGGCGGAGACAATGACGTCCGTGCCGTAGTCACTGATCATGATCGCTTCATACTCAATCATGTCTCTCTCCCTTTGGTCGGCTGAGATGCCGTCACAACGGCCCCCGAAGGGGCCGCTCTGAGTGGTCTCAGACGCAAGCGTCACAGTTGCAGAAGCTGATGATGATCAGACAATCTTCGCAGTCAACCTCAGTGGGTCGCAGCGACACGTCATCGTCGGCGGAGTTGAATTTCCCGCATGCGGTGAAGCTTTCTCCGTAGTGGATCACGATTCGTCCTCGCTCTCGCGCTCCATCAGGATCAGCTCAATTGTGTGAGCTTCCTCCTGAGTGACGTTCAGCCAGCGAGTCTCCCCGTTGCTGGACGTCACCTTGACGCGCATGTCGGAGCCGCTCAGCTTGTTGAATTCGCGCTCGATGTAGCCCATGATCTCTCTCCCTTTGTCGGCTGAGATGCCGTCGCAACGCTCCCTTTCGGGAGCGCTCCGAGTGGTCTCAGTAGACGTATCGATTGGCCGCGAAAGCCACTTCCCACTCCTGTGCGACGGGCCACCAGGCGACCACGTAGGTGCCTTCCTCGCGGTCATCCCAGAGGCTGATCTCCGCACCGGCGGCCAGCCATTCATCGGCTATCGCGCCGACACTTTCCTCCCGAGTGATGAAGCATTCGAGGGTTGCGCTGTCAATCAGGCGGTTGAGCATCACGACTCATCCTCACTCTGCGTGGTGTACAGCTGGTTGCTGGCGGAGGTGATGAGGTCCATGTCCTCCAGCTCACTGAGCTCCCGGTTCATGCGTTCTTCGCAGAACGTGTCCATGGTCAGTCCCCCCATACCCACGCTGCGCGGTCCGTGCAGGTTTCGCACGTTCCGCAAGTGCAGGTGACCTTGACGTCGTCCGCACCACACGCCCACAGAATGTCGGCGTACAGGTCGGCCACGTCCCTTTCCCAGCCGCCCTGAGTGATCACTCGACCATCAGGCCACTTGACCGTAATTTCAAACATGTCTCTCTCCCTTGTCTAAACGCACGGCATCGAGCCGTGCGCCTACAGCCACGGGAAGGGCCTCAAGACGGCCACAAGGACCACCAAGCGCCCTTCCCGCACTGTATAGCTAGGGAAAGAGAGAGGATGCGTGCGAACTCGATCAGGCCGCGTCGCTACCAGCATTACCCGTCATCCCAATCAAGGGATAAGCGACGGCTAGGGGCTGGACACCCATTGCCTACGGACTGTCGCGCTACCTACTTGATCTAGGGCGCTCACCGCGAGCTCAACGGATGCTGTCATGGCGACAGGCACCTGATGCGCTTGCCCTCATGTTCGAGGGGCTCGCACGCTGCTCACTATTGAATTCACAAGGAACGTGGGTTCATTTCAGGGATTGTGAACGCGGTCTGCCATCCTGTCTGCGCCAAGCTCTGAAAGCCTTGACTAGGCTGTTGTAGCCCTCCGAAGAGAACCCGCCACGACACCGACTACGTGTCCCTGTCCTGCCACTACAGGGCCCCCTGGACGCTGCCTCACCTGACCGAGTGGCCCCAGGTCGCCTGCCCACCTGAGAGAGCGTGAGGGGGCATCCTGGAGCGTTCGGCGCGGTGCGACCCGTGAGGGAGCACTGCTACCAGCGTGCCAACGTGTGTGTGTTGCGGGTAATGGTGCTGCCCCGCGTCTTGCTGTGTGACCAGGCTTGGAGTGTCCATCACGCCACTGACGTCCTGCCCTCCCGTAGGGGCTACGGACTAGCGTCAGTGCAACGCTTCTCACCCGCATGTCGCTGCGACCTGTACAAGCGCCTCTCGACTCCACCTGGCGCCCAAGGATCGGGCTCATGGGCATAGATCTGCCCGCTGGTGTGTTGGCACGCTGTTGAGTTCTCAAGCCAGAGGCGCTCGGGCCTGTCCTGCGCCCTGCGCCCTCACGCCCCGCTGTGTGCTCGGGTCGTGCTGACAGGGAGAATCTCAACGGCAGTGAGCGCTTGCCATACAAGTCAAAGGTAGGTAAAGCCCGACCTACAGGAGGGCGCAAAGGGCCGCTGACCTGGGCTGATGGCCTTCTAAAGAATCTTGGAAACTCATGGCCTCTTGACTCGCTCTTTACCGAAACAGCCCTCGCGAGGTGGTTACTGATGAGTACGAAAGAAAGCACTTTCTAAAGGGTTTGTCCTTCAATGTCCTATGCACTACAAGCCTTGATACATAAGCAGGCTGTTTGGAATCCATGGTCGCAGGGCCTGATGCCCTGCGTTCTGAAGGCAGATTGGTCGAAAGATCATGAGATCTAAGGGTCTGCCTGTAAGGGTTGGTGGGCTGTGGTGGTCCTTACTGTTGCCCTTCTCGTCAGGGTGACAATAGTCCCCCTCCTTCAAATCCATGCCTAAGCGCCCGCTTAGCCTTGATAATCCAGGCAGATTCATGGATATCCCTGCGTTCAGCTACTTATCCGCCATTCATGGATATGAACAATTGCATGGGCCCTCAATTCAATGGACTGCCATTGGATTGTGCACAATCTATATAGATTGCATGGGCCACCTATCTATGTAGCTATGCAAGTGTGCAGGCTGAAAGACTTAGGCGGAGTGGAATGCACAGCTGAAGACTTTAGGCTTGAAGGCTGCACATCCCAAGGCTTTCTCGATAAACTCTTCAGCCTGCATAAAGTTGACCCGGGCATGTTTAATCGGGGCCGTGTGTGTGTGTGTGAGACCCCTTCCAGATGTAACATGGATCACAGGGCAACAGTCCAGACAGTCTACGCAGAGTTACCAAAGAGGGGAGTCTATGTGACTCCCCGTAGATAGTTGGTAAAGGTTTGGTCAAGCAACGTCACTTGACGGCCAGGTGACGGGTATATCCAGTAGTGAGGGAACGAAGTGACCGAACAGTCTAAGTAGTTCTCTAAAGACTTTAAAAGATTGAGTACTTCAGGGAACCCCCTTTAGGGGGGTTCCCGTAGAGCTCTCAAGTATTGAGTACTATAAAGGGGCCTACGGCTAACGCCGGATATTCCTCCGCCAACCACTGGTGGTTCCGCACGGATTGTGCGAAGCACGAATCGTGCAGATCTATTAAGGAGATTGGCGAATGGCGAAAGTCTATGTCACCGAGGACGGGAAGCAGCACAAGAAGATTCCGGTAGCCCGGGTCCGGCCTAAAGCCGGACCTGAATCAAATGCCAGAAGCGGATCTCGCGGCGACCCCAAAGTCAGGGCGGGTAAGGAGACGGTACTCAAGTACCTCCAGCTCGGTCAGACTCAGAAGCAGGCTGCTGACGATTTGGGGATTCACCCCAACACGATTCAGTACTGGCGGAACAGTGACCAGAACTTCCGGGCCGACATGGACCGGGTCAAGCTCATGGCTCACCCGGAGACCGCTACGGAGATCCGGGCGAACATGCCGGACTTCCCGGAGTTCTGCATGGAGTACCTGGACACGCAGCTCTTCTGGCACCAGCTCCAGTGGTACGACATCCTTGAAGGCCGTGAGCCGCGGGACCTGCATCCGTCCCAGGTGTACAAGCCTGGTGACCCCGGCATGGTCATCGTCAACACTCCGCCGGAGCATTCGAAGTCCACGACCATCACCGTGAACTACGTGACCTACAGGATCTGCCAGGACCCGAACATCCGAATCATCCTGGTGTCTCAGACTCAGGAGATGGCCAAGCGCTTCCTGCGAGCGATCAAGGATCGCCTCGCTGGGGCCAACCAGTCGTACAAGAAGCTTCAGCGTGAGTTCGCCCCCAACGGCGGCTTCGATGCCAACAGCGCTTCCTGGACTGCTGACGCGATCTACATCAACGCAGAGAGCCGAGACTCGGGCGAGGCGACTCCGACCGTACAGGCCCTTGGCATGAATGGTCAGATCTACGGTAACCGAGCTGACCTTATCATCCTTGACGACACGGTGACGGGAAAGAACGCCCATGAGTTCGAGAAGCAGATCGACTGGATTCAGCGAGAAGTCATCAACCGGCTCTCGTATCCTGGGGGAACCCTCCTTCTGGTGGGTACCCGACTGGCTCCTGTCGAGCTCTACTCCGAGATCCAGAAGCCTGAGTGGTACGGGCAGGACGAAGAGTCTCCCTGGACCTACCTCACTCAGCCTGCCGTCCTGGAGTTCGCTGACGACCCTGACGACTGGCATGTTCTCGCACCCTGGACCAACCGACCCCCGGTGTCGCTGGGAGCAAGACGACTGGTTCAAAAGAACGCAGACGGCCTCTACCCCTGGCACTCAGGAAAAGCCCTAGCAAGACGACGCGCAACGTCGTCCTCGCAGAACTGGGCGATGGTCTACCAGCAGGAGCAGGTGACAGCAGATGCCATCTTCCCGCCCGACAAGGTTGCGGCTTCTATCGACGGTATGCGAGCCGCTGGCTTCATGCAGCGTGGAGCACCGGGACATAGGTCGAACGGGATGGACGGTCTCTACGTCATTGGAGGTTTTGACCCTGCCATCACAGGACACTCCGCTGCCGTCATCCTTGGTGTCGATCGCGTGTCCGGAGTGCGGTGGGTCCTGGACGTATGGACCCGTCCCAACTGCAAGCCAGATGACCTCTTCGACAAGATCAAAGAGTGGACCGTCAAGTACCACGTGAACGAATGGGTCATCGAGAAGAACGCGATGAACCTCATGGTCACGCAGAACCGGGAACTCCGGAACTTCCTCGGCTCCCACGGCACACACCTCCGAGAGCACTTCACAGGCAACAACAAGAACGACATTGACTTCGGTGTCGCTTCCATGTCGATGCTCTGGGACGGCGCCCTGGAGGGCAAGGGGCTGATCCGGCTTCCGAGCCGGAGTCAGCAGGAAGGTGTCAAGGCTCTCGTTGAGCAGCTGGTCACCTGGTTCCCGCAGTCCAAGGCCAAGCAGGACACGGTCATGGCCCTGTGGTTCGCAGAGACCAAGGCCCGCGAGATCGTCAACAACATTGAGGGCATCTTCCATCTGAACAACGAATACCAGTCCGAGCGCGACAAGCAGCGCAACGTAACCATTGACCTGGACTTCCTGTCGCAGGCTGCAACGGTTGAAGGATCAGGAGAATGGTGGGGATGACGACGTTCAGCAAGGGATTCATTTCCCGCAAGGGTTTGGGCTGGCCCGCTACGGCGGCCCGAGCCCAGGTGGGCAACCCCCTCGGGGTCAAGGTCCACTACGAAGGAACGGTCTCGCCGGTGCGAGACCACGCGTACTGCAAGTCCTATTGGACCGGCATTCGCAACTCCCACCTCGCGAACACGAAGGAGGGCTACAGTGACATCGCGTACTCAATGGGCGTCTGTCGTCACGGCTATGTGCTGGAGGGCCGTGGTCCTGGACACCAGACCGCAGCGAACGGAAACCAGGCTCTTAACAGGGCTCATTACTCCGTCTGCGTCCTCTACGGCACCAACGACCACAGCGTCACGGAAGCCGTCGTCACTGGAGTAAGGGAGGCGATCCAATATCTCCGCGAGCACGGCGCGGGTAAGGAGATCAAGGGGCACCGGGACGGTTACGCAACCGCCTGCCCCGGAGATCCTCTTTACGCCCTCGTGAAGTCCGGCAAGTTCGAGCCCGTGAAGGCTTCGACTCCCCGATCGATAGACAAGGTGAACACCGACATGACCCCTGAGCAGGATGCCCGGCTGAAGCGAATCGAAGAGGGACTTGCTCAGAAGCCGTGGACGTACAAGAACCCGAAGCTGACCGGTGACGTGCCGGACATGCACCAGCGAGTGCTGGACATCGAAAAGAAGCTGGACGCCATTCTGGCAAAGCTTAAGTAATCGGAGGCAACATGGCCAGGACCCTCGAACACATTAGCCAGCGAGTAGAGTCTCTGCGCCGTGCCAGCTCCGAACGCGATCAGCGCAGGCGGGATGTCGCAGACGTCCGCTCCGGCAAGGTTGACAACGTCATGCCAGGCTCTATGCCTGAAGCGTGGCCGCGGCCGATCGTTGCCAACCTGATCGATACGTCTGCCCGTGACACGGCAGAGGTGATGGGCGCCATGCCTAGCATCAACTGTTCAGCTGGACGGCAGACAACCGAGAAGGCCAAGAACTTCTCGGGCAAGCGAACCAAGATTGCCAATCACTACGTACAGGAGTCCGGCCTCAGGGCCGGACGCCAGGTCGTAGCAGCCGACTACTACGGCACCTATGCCACGGTGATCTACAAGATCGAGCCGGACTTCGAGATGAAGCGCCCGCACATCAGGGTTATCAACCCCATGGGCACCTACATCGAGAAGGACCTCTTCGGTCGCCTCAAGAGTTTCAGCCGGGTGTGGACCGAAGAGGCCATTCATCTGGTCACGAAGTATCCGCACCTCCTCCGCACCCTCCGCCCCGAGAATCAGAGCATGTCAGGTTCCCAGGGTTGGGCGGAGCGGAAGATTGAAGTTGTCCAGTACGAGGACGCAGACCAGTTGGTCATGTACCTCCCCGCTCACGGCAACCAGCTCGTCAGCTCGATGCCCAACCCGATGGAACGGGTCATGGTCGCAGTCGGGGAACGCCCCGGCTTCGATGGTGAAACCCGCGGCGCCTATGACGACGCCATCTGGGTTCAGCTCGCCAAGGCCCGCATGGCCTTGCTGGGACTGGAGGCTACCGAGAAGACAGTGCGAGCACCGCTTGCCGTTCCTCGCGACGTCCAGAAGATGAACTTCGGCGACGACGCGATCATCCGCACGGACTCCCCGGACAAGATCAGGCGAGTCGGCATCGATGTGCCCAGTGCTGCATTCCAAGAAGGCGCCATGCTCGAACAGGAGCTGCGTGTCGGAACGCGCACTCCTGAGGCCCGGTCCGGCAATATGGATGCCTCGGTCATTACGGGCCGGGGAGTCCAGGCGCTGATGGGTGGCTTCAACACCGTCATCGCAACCGGACAGTCTGTGCTTGCCGAGACGATGGCTTTTGCCATCGAGCTCTGTTTCGTCATGGACGAGAAGCTGTGGGGCAACGACAAGAAGACCATCCGCGGAACGGTACAGGGAACTCCCTTCGAGGAGACCTACATCCCCAGCAAGGATATCGCTGGCGATACTACCGTGGATGTTACCTACGGCTTCGCTGCCGGACAGGACCCCGCAAGGGCGATCGTAGGTCTCCTCCAGCTTCGAGGCGACCAACTCATCTCCCGCGACTTCTTCCAGCGGCAGCTGCCCATGGAGATCGACGTCGCTCAGATGCAGATCCAGATCGACAATGAACAGATGGTCGATGCGATCAAGCAGGGCATGATGGGTTACGCGCAGGCCATCCCGCAGATGGCCTTGCAGGGGCAGGATCCGGTCGAAGCGCTCAAGCGGCTGGCCGACATGATGAAGCTCCGAGAGAAGGGCGAGTCCATCCAGGATGCAGTCCTCAAGGTCTTCACTCCGCCGAAGGGCGCAGAAGCCCCCCAGAACCCCTTGGAAGCGATGCTTGGGGGTGGAGGCCCGGCAGGACCTGGCGGAGCCCCACAGGGGCCTTCAGGGGCCATGCAGGCACCACAGGGCATGGACTTGCAGACAGCCCTGGCGGGGCTGACCTCTTCGGGTCAGCCGAACATGAGCGTGAAGACGTCACGCCAGCAAGCGATCTAGGAGGATCACATGGCAACCGGTACCGAGATGGACATGATCCCTACCAGCGGGCTCTTCGCTGGTGACCACCAGGCAGTCAACGCCTGGGCGACCGAAGGGCAGACCCTGCCCGCAATGCTTCAGATGCCGATGGAGTCCATGGCCAAGGGCGACAGCCGTCACCAGACGGACAACGTCAACCAGCTCTGGAACACCACGGTCATCGTCAACACTCCGATCACCGGCGGCGGCGGCGCCACAATGCAGAAGCCGCTTGCCGGAAACCTGTAAGGACTGACATGAACGAGGAAGGCATCAGCTTCAGACTGGCACGAAAGCATGGGCCGATGACCTATCTCGTACTCGGTCTGAACTACGTGACTCAGGTGCTCCTGGAGACTGCGGATTTTGTGGGCCAAGTGACAGAGGCCACAGCTCAGCACCGGGAGCACCTGATTGACCAGGAACACTTCGAGGAAGCGATTGGAGGCTTCGATGGCGAATGAACCCGTCTCCGGCCCTGGCAAGTTCAGTCAGCGCACGGACAAGGCAGTCAGCAACGCCAACACGAATCTCCCCAACGCAGGCTACGGAGAGAACGCAGACTTTCAGGATCTCAGAGCGGGCGCCCCGATGGCGTCCTCTCCTGGAGTTCCTTCAGACATAGGCTCCCTGATGGGAGCCATGCGCCCTGAGGCGATCGGACTTGGCGAGCCTACCTCGCAACCTGACGTACCGGTCACCGATGGCGCAGCGCTAGGTCCCGGGGCTGGCATGGAGGCCATTTCACCTCCGCCACAGGATCCGGCGACTGGCCGCAACCAGTCATGGATGGCAGCCCTGATGTTCATGGCAGACCAGCCCAACTCCAGCGATGCAGCACGCAACGCTGTCCGAGCATTGAAGTCCAACCTAGGAATGTAAGAGGAGGTCCTATGAGCCGCTGGTGGGACACGAACATGGCCAGCGCCAGTCAGGCGCTGTACACAGACCCGTCGATGGCTCTTGAGGCTGCAACCGTTCCGGACTCGGTCTTCACTGGGGCCAATGCGCAGCCGACAAGCCTTCTCGATCAGGACCAGCAGGCCCGTCAGCAGGATGAGTACGACCAGGTCAAGCAGAAGGTTCAGAAGAAGCGTTCCGGATTCCTGGGCGCCATCCTGGACGGCTTCGACAAGGCTGACGACGTAGCCAACTCGGTCAGTGGCGGCATCTGGGACAAGGTTCAGGATAACGTGCTGATGCCAGTCGGCAAGGCAGTCTGGTATCCGGTGGACAAGCTTGCTTCCGGTGCTTACTGGCTCTACTCGAACGCCGTCTCCCAGCCTCTCTCTACCGCCATTCTTCAGTCCGCCAAGGCCAACACGTCTGGCGACTGGGGACAGCTGTTCGACAGGTCTGAGTGGAGCGACGCTTACGACAAGGCCGAGAACATCAGTCCTGGACAGGCCCTGTACAACGCAGGTCTGACCGAGGCCGGACAGGGCAAAATTCCCCTGACCAACATTGAGCTTCCTGGTGGTGCTGGTGCAGCCATGCGCACAGCCAGCAAGGACGTCAATCGCAATACCGAGCGCTTCCTTTATGACACGGACTACTGGCGCGACAAGACCGGCTGGGGCTATACCGTGGGCACTGGCGCCACCGACTTCATGATTCAGATTGAAGCTGACCCCACGACCTATTTGACTATGGGCGCGTCATCGATCCTCAAGGGTATTCGAACTGTCAAGTTCGCAGAGCGTGGAGGGACCCTGGTCCGAGACCAGGGCGCCATCGTCAACACAGCCAAGAAGCTTGCAGGCAAGCAGCCCCAGACTGTTGAGGATGTCGCCAAGGGCAAGAACATGACGGACTTCTTCGACTGGATTGCCAGCCCCGGCATCAACGGGGCGGAGCGGAAGACTGCTGCAGAGATTGCACAGCATCCGATCTTCGGTCGCGGTCGTCGCCCAGCTCAGGCCAAGAACCAGATCGCCCAGGTGTTCGCCACCACGGCACGTGAAGACATGCCGTTGATGTACAAGTACTTCGCGGGTGACACGGGAGCGGCTGCTCAGCTTGTCGATAAGGGCTCCAACGTTCTGGACAACATCGGGCGTGTAGCAGACAACCGCAAGCTTGTGGACTCTGCCAGCTTCGATCCGGCGCTGCTCGCCTACTTTGCAGAGAAGCAGGGCATCAAGGTTCCGGCTGGCACTGCCCTGAAGAATCCGGGTATAGCTCCAACCCTGAACCCCGAAATCCTCAGTCTTCACGAGCAGGCCGCCAAGGCCGTTGTTGCAGCCAAGCCGAGGGTTAAGATCAATGCGGCTGGCATGGTGTCCCGGGCCTTCGCTCAGGATGCCAACACCTGGAAGGCTGCCAAGCTGGACCTGATCGACCAGGAGCTGGCTCGCACTGAGGGTATCGGCACGATGCTCCGCACCGCACTTGCCGAGAACCTGGGCAAGGATGCAGAGGAGTTCTCGACTGCCGTTCGTGGTGCTCACCTGTTTGGCTCCCTGCCTACTGCATATCGCATGGGTGGAGGCGTCTTCAACACCGAGTCCGCAGCCACCCGCAAGGTGGCGAGGAAGTTCGCCGACCGCAAGGGCCGTATGGCTCCGGGCATCAGGGGCGTCTTTAGCACCGAGGGTCTGCGGCAGGGGTTCTACGGAACCCCGATCCGCATGGTCCAGGCGTTCGGCGACAAGACTCCGATTGGCCGCATCAATCACAACGACATTGACGCGGGCGACCGCGTCTTCGAGATGCTGCGAGAAGTTCCCGCACTGGGGGCTGAGCGGCGCGCGACCCTGCTGGACAAGTACATGACGGCGGGCGACAAGACTGCCAAGTCCAGGGCGCTCAACGAGATCCACGAGGAAGTTCTCAACCACATCGCTCAGCGTGTCCATGGCCTTGATCCCGAGGTTGCGAACATCATGAACGGCATGGTGAAGGTCGGCGTTGAGAGCACGGTCAACAAGCTCATGTCGAAGACTGTGGGTTCAAGCAGGTTCGGCACCAAGCAGGCATTCTCGTCTGCGCTGGACGACACTGGCAAAACGGTGGACCACGTAGAGGATGGCATCGGTTGGGCCGTAAGCCCGCTGGCCAAGACTCAGCTCTCCCAGACCGACTCGCTTCTCCCGATCCGGGAGATCAACCGAGTGATCGGGCGCCACTCGGGCAGCATCAAGAAGCTGCGGCAGTGGGGTGGCAACAGCGCTGACGTGATGCGCGCATTCTCCGATGGCTTCAACACCATCTGGAAGGCGTCCACACTTCTCCGCCCCGCCTATACGGCCCGAATGGTTTCCGAGGAGCTGGCGGCAGCTGCTATCAAGTTCGGCTTCATGTCGCACATCGTCGGTGGTGGCTCAACAGGCGCAAAGAACTTCGTGCTCAACAGGGCCCAGTACATCAATGCAGAGCTCGGTGAACTGGGAGGTCTCCGCAAGGCCACCAGTGCCGGTTCCTACGCGCCCACTACGGGCGCGGGCGTGGACTCCAGCCTGAGCGTTGTAGCGCTCGGAGACGAGGACCTGATCGCTAAGGTCAACGCTCGCAGGGCTACGCTTCAGCAGGAGATTGCAGCCGAGACCGACAACGTCAAGAAGGCTCAGCTTCAGGGTCAGCTCAAGGCCATGAAGACCAGCAGGATCCGGGTCAACAAGGCACTCCCGGTCATCGACGCTCGCATCAAGATGGAGCGTGAAGCTCAGGCGAAGATTGAGTCCGAGCTCAATCGCTTCACCTCGAAGCGTGACAAGATCCTGGCAAATCACGAAGGCAAGTCGACGCTTCCGCCTCGGTCCCAGGTTGCGCTTGATGAGCACAATGCCAAGATCCAGGACCTGACCGACCGCATCGGCGACCACCAGAACGTGATCGACGAGTTCGGCGAGTACTCGAACTACGTACTCCAGCGAGCAATCGCCTCCACTGGGCGTCGCGTGGGTGAGGGCACCTTTGAGCACCGGGGGGTTCAGATTCCTCAGGCATTCTCAAGGGAGTGGAACAATCCGATCAGCCGTGGGCAGTTTGATGCTGAAGGCGAGGTGGCTGCAAGTGCCATCTTCGCTCGGGGCGAAGCTGTCGACAAGGAGCGACTGATTGCCACTGGCTCTTGGGACTACATCACCCCGGACCGGCCTCAGCACATGGTCGAATGGCTGAACGCGCTGAACCGTCAGTTCGCTCAGGATGATGGCTACCGACTGATGATGGAAGACTCGACAGGCGCCAAGGCTCGGGAGTTCTTTTCGACTCCCGCCGGTAAGCAGCACCTGAAGGACATCGGCGGACAGGGCAAGGACGTCGACAAGCTGATTGAACGTCTCGGCTTGACTCTGGACAAGTACCTGCCTGAGTACACTGGCCTGCGGCAGAAGCTGCTTGACGGTGATGACCTCACCAGGGCCGACCTTCAGCGGGCAATCCCTGAGCGAGACTTCCCGGTCGTCCACGGCCAAGAGGTTCTGGACAAGACTGCCCTGTGGGGTAAGCACCAGCCTGGCAACATCCTGGACGCGGCCATCAAGAACGGCTTCAAGCGACTGGGCGCCATCCCTTCATCCATCATGTCTCGCAACCCTGTATACGTTAAGTTCCAGGAAGGGCGGATGAAGGAACTGATCGACCGGGAGCTCCAGGTTCGAGTGAGCCAGGGCAAGGCGGAAGCCTTGACCCGGGATGAGATCGAGAACCTGATGCACCAGTCGGACAGGCTGGCCCGCAAGGACATGACTCAGATCGTCTATGACCCGCAGCGAACCACTGCATCGGAGGCACTCCGGTTCATCGCCCCCTTCTACTCCGCCCATGCTGATGGACTCGCCCGCTGGGGCGGGCTCATCGCCGAGAAGCCTGAATACCTGGGCAGGATTGCTCAGATCTATAACGCTCCAGTGGCCGCTCACATGGTCACGGACAACCAGGGCAATCTGGTTGACCAGCACGGCTACTCGGAGATCCACGATCCGCAGACGGGCAAGGTCCTCAGTAAGCACTTCGTCCCGATTGAGGAGAGGGTGCTCCACTTCAAGGCGCCTTGGGCGTCGAAGGGCAGTGGCTCTGTGCCGGTCAAGATTCAGGCACTGAACACCATTCTGCCTGGAGATCCCTGGTTCAACCCGGGTTCGGGACCGATCGTTCAGATCGCTGGTACTCAGATCGCCAAGGCGTCGCCCCAGGCGGGCGACTTCCTCCAGTGGGCAAAGATTCTCCCTTACGGGCCTTCGGGTTCCTTCATGGAGGCAATCACGCCCAAGTACATGAGGGCGATGTGGGACAACTACCAGGGCGCAGACCCGGACAACGTCGAATACCAGAAGGCTTACACCGCTATCTGGCAGCGTAAGCAGATGGAGTTCCATGACGGTGAGCAGGCATTCACCGCTGCTCACCCGGACGCGACTCCGGAAGAGGAGCGCAGGGCCCTTGAGCGATACACCTTCAGCCAGAAGGACATCGAGAATGAGGCCAAGCAGTTCCTGTTCTTGAATGTCCTGGAAGCCTGGGGTTCTCCGGCTCAGACGAAGTCGACGCCCCTGACAGGCTCGCCTTATCAGTTCTACGTGGACCAGCTTGCCTCCATGAGGAAGGCTGACCCCGAGAACGGAACCGAAAGGTTCCTCGCCGAACACGGCTCTGACTATGCGGTCTTCACTGCCTCGCTCACCAAGAGCATGGGCATTGCGGCCACCATCAGCGCAGACCGGCAGGCGGAGAAGTACAGGGATGAGATCACTGCCGATCCTGATATGGCAGCGTTCTGGGTAGGCGACGTCTATAACGGTGGCGCCTTCAGCGCTTCGGTGTATCAGAAGCAGATGGACCAGTCCTTCGGCGCCAGCAAGACTCGTGAGGCGATTCCCGCGGAGCAGGCTATTGAGAACAGCCAGGTTTCTACCGGGTGGTCCGACTACAAGGCAGGCAAGGGATACCTTGACAGTCTTCTGATCCGCAACGGCCTGAGATCCTACAGCCAGAATGGTGCCGAGCAGTTCAACAACGCCAGGCAGCAGCTTGTTGCCAACCTCTCCGCCAAGTATCCCGCATGGGGTGAGGCGTTCGCGGTGACAGACCGAGGGAAGATTCCCAGCCGGATCACCTCCTTCGAGAAGGCCGTGAATGACGAGAAGCTGAGTCAGGATCCACTACGCCAGGATATCCCGAAGCTGAGGCAATACCTGGAAGGTCGCCGGTACTTCAAGGCGGTTCTTCAGTCTAGAGGACTTCAGCAGCTGTCCTACGATGCGGGTGGCCAGCCTTCGGGCGAAGCCCAGGATATCGGCTATGCATGGGACCAGTTCAAGATGGGCCTCATGAACAGCAGCATTCAGTTCAGTGATCTGTATAACCGTTACCTGTCAAGCGACGACTTGCAAGGATAAGGAGGTATCATGGGAGTGAAGGCCGACCCAACCATTCCGTCTCAGTTCGGATTGGACCAGAACTCTCGCGGGGCTTCCGTCCTGCAGTCCAATGGCATCAGCATCAGTGGCGGATCAACGGTTACAGCGCCCGGGGTTTCGGCCCCGGGCGTGTTCACCCCACAGCCTGGAACGCCCACAAGCAAGGTCTATCTGGGGCAGAGCTACCAGGGTTCGACACTCACGAAGAACTATAAGAGCTTCGATGAGGCAAACCTACTGCCCACTACGTGGTCCCAGAAAGAGCTGAGGGACTTCGTGAACAAGGGAATCCTGTACAAGGCTCAGGGATTCAGCGCCGACATGGGAATGCCTGAGATCATTCAGGCGTGGGGCAACCTGGTGGACGCTTCGCAGCTTCTCTCCAAGTCCGGAACGGACTGGTCTCCGAATGATGTGCTGGAGTCTTACAACCAGAAGCCTGGCGCCTTCGGCACCGTCAAGGATCAAAGTGGTGACTGGCTCCTTGACGCCCGCACTGGCGACAGGATCAAGTACATCGGGCCCCGTAGCAAGACTACGACGGAGAGCCGAGTGGACCTTTCCTCTCCTGAGGACGTCAGGGCCATTACGACTCAGACACTCACTCAGGTCCTTGGTCGAGCACCTACGGCCGAAGAGCTTGCCAAGTACCGCACCGCAATGGGCGCTTATGAGCAGGCTCATCCTGGCGTGGCCACCACGACCACAACCCTGAACGACAAGGGCGAAGAGGTCAGCAGTAATACCACCACTTCAGGCGGCGTTGACGACGCCGCCAGGCAGTCGCTCATCACCGAGCAGGCCAAGAAGGGCCCCGAGTACGGCAAGTTCCAGTCGGCAACGACTTACTTCAACGCGATGATGCAGATGATGGGAGGTTAACCGTGGCGGACGGACAGGCGATCGTCGACTACATGAAGCAGTTCATCGGCACTCCTTACGTGTGGGGTGGCAATGACCTGAGTAAGGGCGTCGACTGTTCCGGCTTGATGGTCGAAGGCTTCAAGCACTTCGGCATCAACCTCAATCGGACAACCTACGATCAGATTGGTCAGGGCACTGCGGTGGGAATGAAGGGTCTCCGGGTTGGAGACCTGGTGTTCTTCGACACCGACAAGGGAACCGCGGGCCCCGACCATGTCGGCATCTACGCAGGCAACGGGAAGATGCTGCACGCGCCACGCCCCGGAAAGGGCGTGGAGATGGTCGACATGACCTCCGGCTACTACATGGACCGCTTCATGGGCGGTCGGCGCATGGATGGCGTGAAGGCTGCTGGGCAGTCCTCTGCGGACGCCCCGACGGAGACTGAGACTCAGATGTCACCCGAGGAATTGGCGGCCAACTACGGCTGGTCCTACGCCTTCCTGAACGGCGTTCCGGAACTGAAGGACAAGTTCAAGCAAGCAGTCGACGAGACCTGGACAGCTCAGAAGTTTCAGGCGGAGCTGAGGGATACCGACTGGTGGAAGAAGACTTCCGACTCTGCCAGGCAGGCTCAGGTCATGAAAACCACGGACCCTGCAACGTGGACCGCGTCTGTGAACGCGGCCACCATTCAGATCCAGCAGCTTGCCTCGGAGATCGGTGCAGCCATCCCGGCCAACCGGCTCAAGGGCATCGTGGAGTCTGCCATCAAGACTGGCATCGATAAGGACGAAGACGCTCTGCGGAACATCCTCGGTCAGTACGTCGGCTTCACCAAGGACGGCACGCTCAAGGGCGAGGCTGGTATGCACGAGTACACCATGAAGCAGTATGCCGCCCAGATGGGCGTCAAGCTGGACGACCAAGCCATCAAGAACCAGGCGCAACTGGTCGTTCGTAAGCTGTCCACCACGCAGGACTTCGAAGACCAGATCCGCACGCAGGCAAAGTCTGCATTCCCTGGCTATGAAACTCAGATCGATTCGGGCATGACGATGAAGGATATCGCCAGCCCTTACGAGCAGATGATGGCCAAGGAGCTGGAACTCCCGACTAACGCCAAGGGCTTGGATGATCCCCTCATTCGCTCCGCCCTGAATGGACTGAGTAAAGATGGAAAGCCTACTGGCATGTCTCTTACTGATTTCCAATCTTCTCTTAGGAATGACCCCCGATGGAGGTCGACAACTAACGCACGAAATAGTGCGCTGGACCTTGGTGCCTCAGTCCTCCGCGACATGGGGCTTATCGCGGGAGGGCAGTAAGGTGGCAGATCCGAGCCTTGACCAGCTCCTGTGGTCCATTGGAATTCAGGAGAGCGGCAATAACTACTCGGTCGTGAACTCGATCGGCGCAGTCGGTAAGTACCAGGTCATGAAGGCCAACATCCCCGAGTGGTCAAGGGCGGCTCTCGGCTATTCGATTACATGGCAGCAGTTCAGGGATTCTCCGGCACTTCAGGAGAAGATTGTCCGGCACCGAATGGAAGGCTATTACAAGAAGTACGGCTTCCGCGGTGCCGCGTCTGCCTGGTATTCAGGTGACCCCACGCTTTACAACAGCACGCGATCTCAGTCCGGTGGACCTTCCATTAAGCAGTACGTGGATAGTGTTTACGGCCGGGCGCAGAAGGCGCCCGCTAATCTGAAGACTTCCTCTTCATCCTCCGCCTCTTCCGGGGGTGGCGACACTTCAACTCCCAAGACTCGGGATGAAACCGCTGAAGAATATGGATTCGTTGCCACGCTCCTGGATTCCAATCCGGAATTGAAGGACAAGTTCGACGAAGCCGTAAAGGCTGGCTGGTCGGCCGAGAAGTTCCAGGCGGAGTTGAGGGACACCAAGTGGTGGAAAGGCCACAGCCAGCAGCAGCGGGATTTTCTCATGCTGCAATACGGAGACCCGGCAACCGCTAAGCAGAAGCTGGATCAGGCAACCGTAAAGGTAAAGCAGCTCGCTGAAACTCTCGGCATTCGAGCCGGTTCGGGAATCGATAAGCAGCTGA